GTGGTTTGAGTTGTTGTTTTGTTAAAAGTTATGGTTTTTATATCCGTTTGACTAGTGCCAACTATTAATGTTTTTCCTGACTGGACGATTGGGAAAGAAACATTTCCTCTAGCATATAAAACTCCGCCACTGTAATTTATATTAGTAGTGTTTTTTAAGTACTTATATACTTTTCCATTAAGCCTAACTAAATCACCTTGACGATACACTTTAGTAGAACTCCATGTATCAATATTTGCATAGTCTGCCGATGAGTCGAATGCAAGATGCATGTCGTCCACTGACTTGACGGAATGCGTTACTTCTGTTACTAGCGGGAGGCCAGCAGTTGACAGATGATTTTCAAATAATGTGACCAACTCTGATCTAGTATAATTTGCATTGTTTGCAAAATTTTGAGACTTTATAGGAAGCATGTTTATTGGTTTACTAAAATCACCACTTATATATTTTGTATCTTTATTACTTATGTCAATAATAGTATCATCTAATCTATCAAATCTAGGAATTGCATTGAATCTAACAGACTGTGGATTTGTTTTAATTCTAGATTTATCCAACTCTACTTGAATTGGATTTGCTTGACGCTTATCACCATAATCTCCAATACGAACCATCCAATTTTCGCTCAGTTCAAAGTCAACGTCATTTCCTTGGAACAAATCTTTGTTTCTTGTAAATGCATTTAACGCATCACGAGTTCCTTTATATTTTCTTTCACCAATAGAAAACTGATATGCGGTATTGTCGTCTGATTTTATTAAATTTAAATAACTTGGTTCAACATATCCAACATTAAATCTAGAAGTTTTTGAAGTTATAGTGTTTAATGGATTTCCTTGAGAATTTATGTAGTCATTTTCTATTTCTCTTACAGAAGTTTCAAAATTTCCTGTAATAGAATCGTTGGAAACTAAATAACCGTTTGCTTCGATTTTACCATTCCAATTTCTTGTTCTTTCGCCAGAAATTTTAATCCGTTTTTGCCCTACACCAATAACAGGATTATATATTATATCACCAAACTGACTAATTGCATTTATAGAAATTACGTGCTCAAATTCGCTTACTATAACATTTATTCCATATAGTTCAATTAAATTATTCTTTTTTATTATTTCTGTGTTTGTTTGATTTCTTATAATAAGAACATCTTTTGACGAAACCGACTTTCCGTCTTTATCTATTAATTTATAATTAAACATATTATTTGAAACAAATGGATCAACAACGCCATGAGAACCTTGTGAATAAATCAACGTGTCATTATATATACCATTTTGATATATATCCTCTAAACGAGTTTCGTCAATTGCCCACGAAATAACTGAATTTGCCGAATCTATCCAATTGGTATCAAACCCATTAACCTTATAGTATTCACCTAACCCAATAATAAAGTCATACAAATCTTGTCGTTTTACAAATTCAGTTCCATAAGGAACATTTACTGGATTGTTTCTAAATTTTAAATATCTTTTAATAGAATAATTATCTATTTTTTCTGCAACGGCAGAAGAATTTGGATTTATTTTATATATTGTAAACACTGGATTTAATATATTATAACCCCATACACGATATGAATTTGTTTGTGTCTTTTCAATTCTTACACCACTGTAAAAAATATTTTTTATGTATGGATTTTTGGTTAATACAATATCAAAATCTTCCTTTGGAATTGAAACTTTACCTTTCATAAAGCTTCCATCTAGTTTAATATCAATATTTTGTTTTCTAGTATACCCATTTAAATGCACGGTTGGTGTAAATTTTGCACTTTGTAAAATATCTTTTAATTCCAAAGAATTATATATACCATTGTTATATTCTACAATAGACGCCATCAATCCTGGCTTAACGACATTGCGTTGATCTGTTATTATTTTTCCAACTATAACTGCACCAGACCCAGTTAATAATGGATCGACTACGTTTAATTCAATATCATTTTTATATCCAAATCCAGGATCAATTACTGTTACTGCAACTATTTTTCCATTTTCTATTACTGGTAAAAATTTTGCAACTTTTCCAGTTGATGATATTTTCCCAGTAACTATTGTTTGATTAGAATAACCAGAACCTTGCTTTTTTATGTTAGTAGATATTATTCCAGAATTGTCAATTGGTTCTCCATGTATGATTCTATCCGTTGGATTTGAACGAATTTCTGTATCATTATATACAAGTTGAGGCATTCTGTAATAAAAATTCTTAGTTTCAAGACCATTTACAGAAAAGTATTTTTCAAACAATTTGTATGGCATAAATTTCATAAGAGATATTATTAATGAATATGTAAATTCACTAGTTGACATCCATTTTACTTCATCATCAAACATCATGTCACCATAACCAAAAGGTTTAACATACTCTATACTATCTGGTTCAGATACTACGCCAGAAGTTACAGGTCCATTTAATATCCCACCAGTAGTAACCAATATGTTATTATCCCAATCATAATGTATTAATGAATAATTAGGATTTGCATATGAGGTAGTTAATGATGGATTTTCTGTTATTCCTAATTTTAGGCTTTTTATTAATTTTTGTCTTTTAGTCGTATTAGTCCAACTATAATTAGAATCCCACCATGATGGCTTTGTATTATGCCCTAACATTTCCCATGGATGTGTATGTGGTCTAATTGTTCCAAAATTATAAAGATATATTCCTCTCCAACTTGGTATTCCATTACCAACTGACGAATAATTCCATGTGAATTCGTCTGTAGGATCACATGCTATAACTGTATTGTTACCATAATCAAAATTATTCTTCCAATAATAAAATTCTGTTAGTAAAGATTCTTTAAATTCTTTCCATCCAATTGTAGAACCATATACTTTTATTTTTGGTGCATATGAGGTTACATTTTCGACGGAATAATGAATTTCTGGGAGGTTATTTAATATACGTGTTTCTAACTCATATAACGCAGAACCAACTACGTCAAAATCCGATGAATTCATGTTAAAAAGTTCGTTAGATTTTAGAGTATAGATACTACCGTCATGTAATTGCATATTACCATTTGAAACGATAACTTCATATGGTTTTTCCAATCCCAACTTTACTGAACTAAATGGAACAAAACTATTAGAATTTTCTATATATTGAGTAATTTTTAAAATAGCAGGGTATTGTGTAGTGTATGTAGGAACATACAATAATGTAAGTTTTCTACCTGTTATAGTGTAATCTTTATTTAATCTCAATATTTTGGTTACATACCCATTATTCGTTTTTTCAGAAATCCACGCATATGTTGGTATTGCATTGTATCCAATTTGATGTATTTCAGAAACTAAATCAAATACAGTTGTGTTACTTGATATATTATATGAAATAGATTTTCCATTGTTATAATATACCATATCACTGTTGGCATATTTGAACTCTGGTGTTTTTCCTATATTAATGTCAGTTAAAGCAACATCTACCAATTCTGAAACACTTTGCCATTCATTTGTATTCCATAATTGTAAAACTTTATTTTGAAAATATCTTTTGAAATTGGCATAATCTATTGCATTAGAACGTAATGCGTTTTTAGGTTCACTGGTTTCTCTAGAAGTAAAAATAGAATGATCTACTGGCGAATATATCTGTTGTCTTATTTTTCCACCATATGTATTAATTTTAGAAATACGATGGTAATTGTTGTCTCCTACATATGATCCACTAAATGCAGGATTTGACTGCATTTGATCTTGGTTATGGGTTACTAATCCACTATAATCAATCAAATTAACTTCTTCATTAAATGGATTGTAAGAAAATATTGGTGCTATATCATGTGTTTTATCTAAATCATTCGAAATATAACTTATTTCAAATACGTCACCTTTTTTTACACTAACATTAGGTGTTAATTTATTTTGGTATATGGTGTAATCTGTAAATGAAACGCCATTAACTAATAAAGTTACTGGTTTATCATTATTAGTTAAATATATGCTTCCTGATATACTTCCTGTGCTGTTTTTGTAGATAATTGAGGTATATTCATACTCTTCGGCAACAGTTAATGTTGTTACGTTATTGGTAGTCTCATATGATATTAAATTGTCTATTTCTCCGTTTGCATTAAAAAAATTTATTGCATTTTCAGATGATAGTAATTGGGTTATAGTATATTGTTTATTTTTTTGCAATATAAACAATTCTTTGCTATCGCTATGGTAAGTCATACCTGTTTTATCATAAGAATACCATTTATACATGGAATTTTCTATTAAAACTATCAACTCATTAGTTGTTCCATAAGAATTACCTAAATCAAAAGAAATAGACACGTTGTCCGCATCTGCAACTTTTGTTTCAATTACAGGAACTCTTTGGGTATATTTTAGTGGATTCCATAATGTATATAATTCATTTTCTTTTATATTTTTATAATAATACAATCCAGAAATAATATTATAATTTATTAAATCTTTAGTTGATCCATATTTTTTATTAGATAATGTAAATGAAAATTCGGTTGGCGACAATGAATTTGTTTTTGCTTGTATTCCTAATTCTTCATCAACAATGGTAGATGTCGATGTTAAATATGAAAATATAAAATCTCCATAAAAATTAGAATTTTCATACTTTTCATAGTCTGAAAGTTCTACTGAGGTTTCATCGTATAAATTAAATAGCGGTGCTAATCCTCTAGAAGTTTTTTGTTGGCCCAAAATAAATGAACCATCTTTCCAATATATTTCAGAACCAACGTAAGATGCATTATTACTATTTTTAACTAATACTTTTTCATCATTATAAAATGATGAAACCAATTGAACAAATGTTATTCTATTAGAAACATATCTAACTTTAAATAATTTGTTATTGAAAAATGAATTTGGTGAGTTTATAAACAATATCAAATCGTTATTTGCTATAGAACCAGTTGTATAGCTATATTGTAATTTTCCTTGAATTTCTACAGTTGGATCAATTGTAAAATTACAGTCAAACACATGGTCTACTGTTTCTTTTAATATTTTTCCGCTGTTATATAACTCAATATTTGCATTAAATTGAATTATTGGTCTTTTTGCTCTGTTTTCAGTTTTTGCAATAATCCCAAATTCTACATTATTAAATTTAGAAATTTCTATGATAGCATATTTACTAAGCCATCTGTTAGTTCTACTCCACGGATTAGAATCAACGGATGAAGGATCAATTACTATATATTCTTTCATGCCAGCAGCATATAAAGTTTCGTCATATACTCCTATTGTTTTCCCCAGATCGCCATATGAAGTTGGGTTTTTTAAAGAATATGGAACTATCCCTAATCTTATGTTTTTTCCAGTTTCGTCTATTTCTTTTGTAAGATATATTTTTTTACCAACGCCGCCTACAATATAAACTGCACCAGTTACTATATTTGATTCACCTACTATTACATTTGATCCTTTAAATGAAATTCTCATACCATCTACAAATTCAAAAGATTTACCATTTTGCAATATAGGGGTTACATAATTAGGAGAATTAATTATTTGATCAATATAAACCATATTTTCGTCAGTTGGTCTTACTTCGCATACTGGAATATTATCTTCGATCCAATAATAATTTATATAATTTACAAACATATCATAATTTATTGGTAAATCTAATGTATACCCTTCATTAGAAAATAATCTATCCAAGTCAGATAAGTCGTAACCATTATTTTTCAAATAGTTTATTATGTTAACATAAGACAATGATTGGGTTGTATCGTGTTCAGTATATGATAAACCAGGAGCAAATTGATAGTTTTGTTTTAACGTGTTAGGTTCTTGATTATAAACGTCAAGATCGTATACAAACGTTGATCCAGAAACTCTACCCCAATAATAATCAATTTTTTCAGTTGTGCCTGAGCTAATCAGTTGATCAAATGTGGTTTCTAAGAATTTTTTATTTGTTTTTGTATTGATAATATAAGGCAAAAAATCAGAAGAATTTCTAATTTCTTGTGGTATTGTCGATTCACCAGCTTGTGTAAAATTCTTAAAAATATCTTTTCTTTCCATTATATTATCCTTATTTTCTTATTCTTAGGTTATCGTCTGTGTAAGATGTTACTATTTCGATACTTTCTAATGTAACATCTGGTATAAACAGTTCGTCACTATTTGGAGTTACTTGGAATAAATTACCAAATGCACTACTTTCTTGAACTGGAACAATCACTATGCTACCAATTATACCTGCCATTTTATTGTGAATATATGCTGCCATTTCTGTATAATAAAAAGTTTCCCCAAAGTCCCAATTATTTATATCAAAAAAGTTTTGTATATTTTGTATAACTCTGCTTTTTATTTCTGTGTCGGTTAATGTAGTTCCAGCACTTTTTACTACTCTAAATTTAGCTTGTAATCCAATATCTGAGGTTGATCCAAATATAGACTTATATCTTGCACTTCTATAGATAACAGTATCACTAATACTTTTTTTACTTTCTATATCATTAAATTGTGCTGAAAGCTCGTCTGTGGTTGGAGGCAATGGTATAGTTTCCATTCTTCTATCGGTATTCAGCCAATTTCTATAAACAGTATCATAATTTTTAGTAAGAACAAAAGTGTCAATGATGTTAGATATAGATGGATCAATTCTTTGGGAAGTATCAGCAACTCTAGTAAATTGATATTTTATGTTATTTCTACCTTTTACTGTAATATTTCCAGTAGAAGAATATGCAGTATAAGTATATCCATCTTCTATAAAATTGTCTAATGTTATTGTATTTGACCCTATGAAAGATTTTATTGATGCTGGATTATCTGGATATCCATCATTATCAATGTCGGAAAGAGTTACTATTACCTTATGATCATCAGTATACCCATTTGGTTCTGCAAAATACTGATAGATAAACAAATCAACGCTTCTTCCAAATGAATCGCTATTATTTGGCATAGTATTAACAGGAAGAACTCTTATTTTATCTCTTTCTGGTTTTCCAGTTTGAATATTAAATTTTTGTTTATAATTTAGATTATAAAATTTTAATGTATCTTCGCTGCCAAATATAATTCTAAACTTTCTGTAAGAAACTGACCAGTTTTGTGCTGTATAGTCAAATCTTATTAACCAACTATCATCAAGATTATTACCACTAAGATCACCACTATTTTCCATGCTAAAAGAATTTGCACTTGATTTTCTTAGTTCTGCTAAATTGCTTGCAGATATTGTTTTCCATGAAGATGTATTATAATCATATCTCAACCCAAACGTGTTTTTATTAGCAATTTCCGACACTATGTCCAATTTTTCAGATTCTGTGAATTTTTTGCTATATGAATAGTATATACTTTTAACTACAAACCCATCTGGTATTAATTTAGAAAGCTTTATAGAACCATATCCCTTGGTGTCAATTCCTGTAGGATTACCAAATGAATCATCTAAGCCCAAACCATCTTGAAAAATATCAATTATTCTTGCCCACAATGATTCTTTATTGATTGGATCAATAAATTCAACTATTGCACCTTTTTTAATATTAATAAGTTGTTCAAAATCTGATAAATTTCCAACACGTCGAATTATAGTTTCTGTTCCATTAGTGGCATTTGGCTCTGCAATTCTAGTTATGTATCCAGAACTAGAATTTGGACCAGCAGTAATTTGTTGCCATTCAAATTTAGTAGCATTGAATGTTGCAGGGTTGTTGTATTGTATTACATAAGGTGTAACTGAATTATAATAAAAATTTATTAATTCCACATTTTCTATTAAATTTCTAACATACATATCATACAATTGACTATTTGTATAGGTATTACTAACTGGTATAGTTAATTTCCCAAGAGAATTTTCATAATACAAATATCCATCATCGCCAAATACATTAGCATTTTGGTATTGCGATGTTGGATCATTTAATTTTAAAAATCTACTATGACCACTGTATGTTCTGTTTATACTTTTTATTTTTGCTATATTACTAGATGCAGCCAATGGATAAACGTTATAGTCCGCAGCAGTAATCATTCTGTCTTGGGTAGAAAAAACCCTTCCAGCATTTTCTTTTATTGATGTTAAGCTTTCCGCAGAACTTGCATTTGTTACCAAATCTTCTAATTCAACAGTAAAAGTAACATTATATTCGTTATTATCGGATGCAATATATGTTAAAGTAAAATTAATTGTTCCTACATCATCTGGGTTTAAAACATAAGATTGATTTATACTACTTCTATACCATGTTCGAATTATACCAGAAGGCATTTCAGAAAAATTACCGTCTCCAAATATTACGCTAACATTGTTATTCTGTAATGTTTTTACTGAAAATATTTTTTTAATATTTTTATCTAATGAGTTAAATAAAGCACTTGCTCCAAATGCTCTATCGACTTTGACCCACTCATTTAGCACATTATTGTTTTCGTCTACATTCTGAACCCAAACATCAATATTATTAATATTATCAACATTAATATCAATAGACATATTTGGAATCGGTGAATTTATTATATAATCATAACTACTAGTTATTCCTTGTTTAAATCCAACAAAAAACCCAGTGTTTTTGCTTAGTAAACCTTGTCTATCATTTTTGTACAATATATTAAATCCACTATATGGATTTGGCGAAGGTTCTTCTATTTTATTACTACTAGAAATTGAAATATTGTGAATTTCAAATGTTTGCTGTAAACCATTAACTCTTGCTCTAAATGGGTATACGGTTGGGTTTGCTATTGTGGCTTTATTATTCAGTCTATAAAGCTGATTCTCTATACCGTCAATAAATGAACTGGTATTTGGAGAACCAAATTTGTTTGTCGAAGAAAATACTTCATTTAATACTAACAAGAAGTTTTGATAGCTAGTTGGATCGGTATCATCATAGTATGATACTGTTTTATTTTTTAAAGAGGCACCCTTTATATCATACACATTTTGATTTGTTTTTATTGATTTTATTTTTAGATATCCAGATGCAGGATACGGTCTAGTAGCATTATATCCTAAGAAATCTGCAATTCGCAAAACACTTTCTCGTCTTTCGGCAGTGCTAAGAAAATTTTCTCTAACAGCCAAATCTGCACGAAATGCCAAATTATGGCCTAAGAAAGACATTAATTCTACCAATGCAACAAATTCACTAGACTTAATCCAATCGTTAAAATTTTCTGGATAACGATTTTTTATATAATCTACCATGGCAGTTCTAATAGTATCATAATCATATGATTGGAAATTTGCTTGCTTAAAGCTATCATATATTACAGTAAAATCTTCTGCTGCAAATAAGTTTCTTTGTCTTGCGATTTGTGACATGCTTTATCTCTCTTCTGTGGTATACTTTAAATATAATTGGTCTACTGTCGTAGTTGGTAAATATTCTAATATGAGATTACATTCAATTGAATGTTCTCCAATAATTGTATCTAAATCTATTAATTTCCAACGAGGATCAAATCCTACTATTTCTCTTACGTCATCTTCTACTGCAAATATAGTATCTTCATCTAATGGTTCAAAAACCAAAAGAGGTAATATGCTACCAAATTGCGGTTCGCCTAATCTTTCGCCTTTTTTAGTGTTAAAATGATTTAATAAATCACGTTTAGCTAGTGCTATATCTTCCAACATAACACTACCAAAATCTTTATCTACTGTTGAGTAACCTATAAATTTGTTTGCCATATATCTATTTATGTTGTAGAAAAAATGACTTTTACATATTGTTGGCTAAATTAGATATTTCTCTTTTTTTGTTTTCTGTTAAGTTTGGCAAAAATGCTCCCATCGTTTGACGATAATATGCAACTTCTGCCTGTTTTTTTGCTAAAGGATCAGTTATTCCACGAATATAAGTTGTTCTAGTATATTGAACTCCTTCGTTTCTTAACCAATTTCTGGTTTTGTCTGTTCTATAATCACCTAACATTAATATTTTTGCTTCCAGTTGTCTTTGATTTCTATCTACTTTTCCATTAGCAATCATATCTGCTACCAAAGACCATTGTAAATTTTTAATTGCAGAACTCAAATCATATACACCTTCATCTGATTCTATAGTTCTCCAAGAACCTGTAAGAAAATATAGTGACAACAGTGCATCAAATTGGCTGTTGGTTATAGAGGGTAGTGGTAATTGTTTTTTCAAATTTGATTCTTTTTTCTTAAATTCTGAAATCCATTCACCATATGCTTCACTTTCAGTCATTCCGTATCTTGAATTTGGGTCTCCATATCCATATCCGATTTTATAAAAATTTGCATCAGAATCTGTATATCTATACATTCTAAATCTAGAGTTAGATAATACTATAGGTATTAATTCATCGGAACTTGTTATTAGTTGGGTTAAAACCTTAAAATCGGTTTTAAATCTATTAGTAGGCTGAAAAGTTTCCCATTGTATTCTATATTGTGGTGATAC